CTGCTCTTTCTCGCCACGCTCTTTCTTGTCCTTGTCATAGACCAGTTTCTTTTCAACCTCATCAAAGTAGCAGGGGCCGAACTCACTGAACCAATCAATGAGAGCGTTCCGACGTCCCATTGCAGGGACGGCGTCGAGCAGGTCACGACAGGGAATTACATTCCCATGCTTGTGAAGCTGAACCAGACAGCCCAAAGCTGCCCGATGAATGTCGTGCTGGAGTTTTGCACCACGTCCCTTGATGCTGGCAATCAGCTTGCTCAGTTGACCCATGTCCTTGATGAGAGTGATCTTTACAATGTTTTTCTTTGCCATGATAATCTCCTTGAAGTTGGTGTAAAAGGAGACTCACAGAGCAATACACAATCCCTCTATCCCTTTGTCCTGCATATCCCTGGGATATTATCTAGTTTACAGGAACAACAGCAACACCGTTGCTTTCCAGTTTCTTAACTTCCCACTTGGCGAGTAGAAGTTGCATCTTCTGTCCAAACATCCGCACGTGATAGAGTCTCTTTTTCATGCGGCGCAACAATCAAATGCATCTGCGGGGATGTCGCTGTCGGCAACAGAATACCACTCAGGATAATACCGGCGAAGTGATCCACAGTTTCGGCACTCTCCAGTAAAGAACTCGACCTGATTACTATTGTCATATGTAGAAAAACTCACTTGTCTAGTCATTGTGTTTCCTCCGTGTAGAGTGGGGATACACAAGATAAAGAGATAGAGAGAGAGAAAAATATAATTGGTTTTAACCGACCCGATACCGCCTAACATGTGCATACATGGCGGTTCTGTCCGTTGCCCAGCTTCGTGGCTCACACATCACATGGCCTTGTGTGGCTATCGCTGGTACGATTCCAAGACGTATCCCTTGGGGTAGATACGCGAAATCCTGCGAGGCTGGCACCCTGCCCCTAGAAGGAGTTGCGCCAAGCAGAAAAGAACTATGGGAAGGAGGCAAATTGGTGGCGTTCCTCGCGGCCTGTCGGATTTACAGATCAACGCATACCCGGCCCTCGGTAGGGAACTAACGTAACTTGTGTTCGGGTGTACGCTCTCACCCTGCGCCCCGTGACGCCCCGTACTGCATCGCCGCCACATCGTGACGACTTGCTGAGGTATACTGCGATGACCGTGCCAAGTGCTCAAATAAATATAAAATTACATATCTTGGGGGAGAGTGGAGTATAATTAAGCATAATTAAGTATATATATTAGATCTTATGGCAANGTATAGCGTCAATAAGTTGACGGTTTAGCTNTNNATGTGTCAAGACTGTGACGATATGGGGNTAANTACTTAATATAAGAGGGGAATCTCGTTGGCATGGCTTTTGAGGGGGTTGTGGATAAGGGTTATGCGGATAGTGCATAACGACAATATATTGACGTATGTAAAGGCTCTAACTAAGAGGGGGGAGAGGTATAACTAAGCATAACTAAGCATAATTAGGAAAGACTTTCTTAGGGGGGACAAGGGGGGATAGGGGGTATCTCTATATAGTCGATAGCTACAAAAAAATAGCTCGCATATTTTCATGAATCAATACCTCTTTTCCTGAAATAAGGGGGAGTAAGAGGGGATATATAATTTATTTTTAAAATAATGCATTTTTTACTTGACTTTTTCTTCAAAATATGGTATAATATACTATAGGGTATAAGCGCGATACCCGATGAGCGCGCAGATATCCTATAAACATTTCCCCCAAAGGAAATGTTAAGAAGGATGCTTGAAGTTCCTTGAGTAGATTCGGAACTTCTTATAGAGATAGAAACTAACTTAAAGTTGGCAACACTTTGTGTGTTCCCAACTATTCTATTGAGGAGAACTGATTTGAAAATCGCCAACCCGGAACTCTGGATGGAGTTCCTCTTCAGGAATGGTATTCCCAGGGCAGAGGTGTTCACGATCCGGGGTGGATTGTATCAACTGCTCCGTAGCTGGGGATATTCTGGTGCTTTAGAAGACATGCTATACCTGTATCTAATTGACAGGGAGGGTGGTGACGGCAGTTTGGCTGACCGCCTGTATAGGTCGTTCATTCTGGACAGGCTATATATTTTAACGAATAGCCGAAATGTTGCTGTTGCAACATACGCAGGCGCTACCTCCTCTAACCAAGACACCGTGATTAATTATGCGGGGCAGGTTGAAGGAGTCCCGGCGAACACTCCGGTGATGAGTGGAATGCGGTTGGCGACGACGGTTGCAGATGGTGCGAAGCTGGGAGAAGAACTAGTCGGTACTCCCAACACTGTCACGATACTGGCCACGGGATCATGGATAATGGTTACAGTGCCGTTAATAGGGGATGTATTAGAGACTGGTGGTGTGTACCTGCTGGATATTGAGAACGTTTGGCGCTCTGGTACTGGGGTTACTGGGTATGTCAAGGGTACTGGTCAGACAATAGCACAAGGTCGGAATACATATCTAATAGTAGCCAGCTCTGGTTTAACAATGAATGGTATCCCTTTTGGGTCATCTCAATATGATGCTGACATAACGGTACACTCTGTCAAACAAGTCATCCCTAAATACGTCCACGACGACGAGAACGGATTCCACAATCATCCGACCATTGCCGGCGGTACAGCAAAGTTCCTTGCGGAGCGTATCGACAGCACTCTCTATACTGTTGGGGACGAAGTCTATTCGGCCCGCTACGCTCTACGCTGCACGGTGCAAGGGACTAGCGCAGCAACAGCCCCGACAATCACAGCAGTAGACCTTGGAAGCACAATCACGGACGGCGGTGTAACCTGGGCTGTCGATAGTCGATATCAACCCGACGTAGGGTATCGGTCTACTCCGTCGCGGACGAATATTTACTGGCCAAGTACGGGAGTTGCCAACGGGGTTGGTAACTTTGCTGTCTTCACTGGGGGTGGAACCGGAACTACTCCGGTAGTCACTTCCAATTATGCAACTGGCCCTGATGGTGTCGCACTAAGCGCCTCACGCTTCCAAGCTGACAAAGGGGCCGCAACTACCAGCCGGAGACTACTCAACAGCCCTTTGGTCCGCATCAGGGCTAGCAAGCACGGCTGACCACGCAAACGGCTTGTGGGTAAAATCGAACACAGGTGTGCCACAAAATCTGCTCATTTACGATGCGGCTAATGCGGCCGGTACAGTGGTACCTGTTGGGCTGGAGTGGTCCCGTATTCAATGCCCATCGGGGGCGGGCGTATCAACAGACCAGAACATGGTTATTGGAACACGGGGAACGTCAGGCAGTTACTTCCAAGGCGGAGACCAGANTCTGNATATTCTTATTGCCTATCCACACGGGGAAAATAACACGACTATCTTGGGTCCCGATATCACAACGACAACCGGCGCTCTTACCACGCCTGGAACCAAACTTGAATTACCGACCGAGGGCTTCCTGAGAAGCAATGACCTTGCAATTATGGGGACGATTACTCCTTACGCGGATACAACTACTACAAAAATGCCCCTATCTACATCTGGTGCGGCCAACAGATATCTTTTAGTTCGTGACTCAACCATCGGACATGGGGTCGCTAAAAAGTATGGGGCTACTGAAATCGGTGCCTATACTCCATACATGGGGTTAGCTGGGGAGACATACCAGTATCAAGCATATTATAGCAGCACCATCGGCATCGGCATACGGACTCGTTACTTCCGCAACGGCGTTTGGAGTGCATGGAGCACTTGGGCCACCAACCCAGATACTGGCGACTCGGCGGATATGATTGGAACCACGATGGAGGTTGGGTCATATATCGGAATCTATCAAATAGAGGGGGCAATGCCCGACATCCGAACTGAATTTACTTCGGACCCTAAAGCCTGGCTGGAGGCTCAAGAATGAAATCTATATTAGCAGGACTGTTTATGTTGTTGCTCTGGCCGTGCCTTGGGTATGGCCTTGAGTACAACGTTAACTGGAACTTCACATTTGCACCGCCGCACCACGAGCCTGTTGTTGGAAACCGTGTGGCAAGGTATCGCTTATATGTTGAGCCTGAGATACACACTAAGTATGCAGACTTCTCGCTCATCTCTCAAACCTGGTTCAGACAGAAATGGCAGCCGTCTGTGCTCGTAGGACACGGCATTGAAGCATGGAAGAACAGTGATTGGGGCTTTGACGACACAAAGACCTCAGTCACATTCAGGACTATTATGTCTCCGTTTGAAGACAAGAGAGTTGGGTTGTTTGTTGAATACTACATGCCCTTGAGTCGAACGACCTGGGGTGGACATGGGATGGAAACAAACTATTATCTGCTAGTAGGAGTTGGAGGAAAGTTTTAATGGCGGAAGGTAAGAAGCGCGGTCCTAAGGACTCTAAAGAACTCTTCTTCAATGGCACTTATGACATTGATGAGTTTCACGATGTCTTCATCTCTTGCGCTGATCTTACTGAGTACCGCGCTGCTATGCAACTTGTTGGAGACTGGCAGGAATGGAATCGCCTAAAGCGAAATTCAGGCTGGTTTGCTAACCACGTTCTCCTGTGGGTAGAGGAGCTTAAGACGAGACTAAAGTCTGATGCGATGCAGAAGATTATAGAACTCGCGGCGAGTGACTCTAACAGCGCAGGCACTGCAGCCAAATGGTTGGCAGAAGGAACATGGGAGAAAGAGGCCGGGCGCGGTCGTCCGTCGAAAGCGGAGCAGCGCAGAGCGGCACAGCGAATAGCTTCGGCTGCTGCCGAAACAGAAGAAGAGAAGAAGCGGATGCTGAAGGTTCTCAATGGCGGTAAAGTACAAGAAGGGTAAACTCACACCATCCCAACTAGAGATACGAGATATGGCAATGGGAGACCTACGGGCTTTCGTGGGTCTCGTAGCCAAGTACAGAGTGCTGGGCCATTGCCACCACGACCTACTTAAATACCTCATGGAGGACCACAACCATCAACTGGTACTCTGGCCTCGTGGTCATCAGAAGTCTACGATGCTTGGCTTTTGGGCTGCGTGGTACATCATTAACAACCCAGCAAGTACAGTTATCTACGCGACTGCGACTGCGGACTTAGCAGAAAAACAGCTTGGGTTTATTAAGAACATACTTGCTAGTGATGTCGTGCGGAAGTACTGGCCCGAACTCGTCAACCCAGAACCTGGGCAACGGGCATGCTGGAGAGCTACTGAGATGGAGGTTGACCATAACATCAGGAGAGAACTGAATGTTAGAGACCCTTCAATCAAGGCTGTTGGTATGGGCGGTAATATCACTGGCTTTCATGCTGACGTCGTACTTCTTGATGACATTGTCGTTCTGGAGAACACGGACACAAAGACTGAGCGAGAGAAAGTCAAGACCTGGTACTCACTCCTCAACTCGATCCTGAACCCTGGCGGGTTCATTAAGGCAGTTGGGACTAGGTACAATCCTGACGATCTTTGGGGAGAGCTTATATCTCTGACTGAGCCTGTCTACGATGAGGACGGCAACGAGATCGGAGAGACTCCCGTCTACACATACTCGATTAAGATTGTCGAGGATGACGGCCAATTCCTGTGGCCGCGTAAGCAGGAGATTGATGGGAAGTGGTTCGGGTTTAATAAGACAGTACTATCAAGGATACGTGCACAGTATCTCGATAAGTCGCAGTTCTTTGCTCAGTACTACAATGACCCCAGTGACCCAGCCAACAAACGAGTTACTAACTTCCAATACTACGACCGTGACAAGCTCACACAGATGCACGGTGGGTGGTCAATTGGAGGACAGGCACTCAATGTCTATGCAGCGATTGACTTCGCAGCATCAATGACGAAGAAGGCTGACTATACTGCCATTGTGGTAGTGGGGATCTCAGCTACTAAAGAAATATATGTTCTTGATATCTCGCGGTTCAAGACAAACAAGATCTCAGAGATGTCTGATAAGCTTGAAAGTCTTTACGGTAAGTGGAGATGGATCAGGCTAAGGGCAGAGACGAATGCTCAGCAGGGATTGGTCGTTGAACAGATAAGAGACTTTAACCGGAAGCGCGGTGTCTACTACACCATAGATCGTGTAAACCAAGTTTCGAATAAACAGGTGCGCATCATGGCAAACCTAGAGCCGCGCTATGCCGCAGGGCATGTGCTCCACTTCCGAGGAGGTCTATGTCAGATACTGGAGGATGAGCTGCAGTCAACTAAGCCAGCTCATGATGACGTATCAGATGCCCTTGCTTCGGTTGTAGAGATTGCATCAGCCCCGCAGGAAAGGGCACATAAGAAGGTATCTAATATTGTCTATCATCCTAAATGGGGCGGAGTGCGATAAATGACATCAACTGTAGAAATCACAGATCCAAGAGAAGATAAGGCTGCAACGATTGACCAGGTCTGGCAAGACCTATCATTCGAACGTCAGAACTGGTTGGACGAGGGAGCGGAAGCGCGTAGATATGTAACGGCTACATCCACGGCAACTACTGAGGTAGGCAGCCTTCCTTGGAAAAACAAAACAACCATCCCCAAGCTTACACAGATACGGGATAATTTGCAAGCATACTACATGGCAGCTCTTATGCCAACTGACGATTGGTTTCGTTGGGAGGGAGCAGACGCTGAGTCACATGAGAAGGGTGAGCTGATTGAAGCTTACATGCAGACTAAGCTTAGGATGTCTGGTTTCCATCAGACGCTTGAGCAGGTAGTCTCTGATTGGATCTTGTATGGTAACGCCTTTGTTGGCGTGGACTGGGTGCATGATAAAACTACCGACCCCGTCACACGACAAGAGACGACAGCCTATGTAGGTCCGAAGCTTGTGCGCGTCAGCCCACAAGACTGTGTCATTGATAAAAGAGCGACCTCGTTTGAGCGCAGCCCGTTTGTACGCAGACGGTACATGACAATCAGCGAGCTAGCTACGTACAATGATTCAGGTAACACAATTAAGTTTGATGAAGAAGCAATCGCCAACGTACTTGAGTATCGCAGAGGATCTCGTGCTGACTGGACCGACTATTATCGGGAGCAGGGCTACGAGATGGATGGATTCCAAGCATACACCGATTACTTCGAATCACAATATGTAGAGATCCTTGAGTACTGGGGAGACCTGTATGTCAAGTCTACTGGAGAGGTATTGCATAACCGCTCAATCTTTGTGGCGGAGCGTGCCTTCGTACTAGCAGACGTACAGAACCCGACGTGGTCTGGAATGAAACCGTTTGCCCATTCAGGGTGGCGCGTACTTCCTGACAACCTGTATGGACAAGGGCCTCTCGCCAACCTGGTCGGGATGCAGTACCGCTGCGACCATCTGGAGAACTTGAAGGCAGACACCTTCGACCAGATTGTACACCCTATCATCAAGATTAAAGGCGATGATGTTGAACCCTTTGAGTGGGGACCTGGTGTGCAGGTACGGACAGGGATTGACGGTGATGTAGATATTATCTCACCGCCTGCCAACGTACTCAATGCTAACTCAGAGATTGGGTTCTATCATAACATGATGGAACAGATGGCAGGAAGCCCTAGAGAGATGATGGGCTTTAGATCTCCAGGAGAGAAGACAGCCTTTGAGGTTAATGTTCTGCAGCAGGGCGCTGACCGCGTCTTCCAGAACAGGCTCAATCGTTTTGAACTTCTTATCCAGCGAGTACTTAGCCTGATGTTCGAGATGATTATCAGGAACCTTGACGTTGAGGACATTGCTCGTACATTTAACGGTGACACTAAAGCTCTCCAACTTGCTACGATTACTCGTGAAGATGTAACGGCAAGTGGTCAGCTTCATCCGGTAGGTGCGAAACACTTTGCTGCTCGCAATAAGCGCATTCAGGAAATGCAGACGCTGATTCAGTTGATGCAGACTCCTACTATGGCAGCCCACTTCAGTGGATCTGCAGCTAGTAAGGCGATTGTTGAGGAGCTTGGATTTGAGAAGTACAACATCACAGGCTTTGGTTCTGGGATGATGGAGCAGATGCAGCTACAGCAGTTGCAGCAGCAGATGCAGGAGATGACACCTCAGCAAGGAGAGCAGGCGGATGCCGATAGCCAAGAGCAAGCTGGGCTACCTACAGAAGGAGCTTGAGGAACAAGCACTTAAAGACTTTGAGCGGGCACTGGCACACGACAAAGTGATTGTGCCCGTACTAAAACAGATACTAACATCAAGGACAAATCATTGCGATAGGCGTGATGATCTGATTAATGACCCACTCTACCAAACGAAACGAGCATATCTAGACGGAAGGCTCAAAGAGTTAGGTTGGTTGGGAGAGCTATTAACTTTAGACTAGGAGGCTTACGGACGTGAGCGACGTATTGGGACAGACTCTGGGGAATGACAGTTCCTCACTCGGAGACGCTGGAGACGACTTCAACTTCACGCAGTACTCTGAGAGTAACATTGGCGAAGGTAAGCGGTGGGCAGTCAGCAGATGAGGCACTTGCTGCTCTCGCCAAGAAAGCAGTCCATCAGGACACNTTCATTGAAACCCTTAAGCTTGAGAAGCAGGGGNTGGAGAAAGAACGTGAGAAGCTGGTGGAACAATTAGGAAGTTCAGATAAACTGGACGAGTTGTACAAGGTCTTGACCGAGACGCCTGGTGCAGCGGAAGGAGTAAAACCTGTGACGCAAGAGGCCGCAGCAGTATCTAAGGACGACATCTCCTCAACTGTGCAGGAGCTTTTGGATGCACGAACACAAGCCGAGACTGAGAAACAGAGGCTGAAGAAGCTTCAGGATAATCAGGACAAGGCGTTCTCACTGCTTTCAAAGTCTGCCGACGAAGGGGGATTTGGTTCTGTGGAAGATGCAAAGCTCGCTATTAAAATGTACGTCGGGGATAGTGATGAGCGCAAGCACATCCTCAACGAACTGGGAGCACATCAACCGGAAGCCGTTGCCGCATTCCTGAAGGGGCAGGTATCGCTCGACAAACTCGGAGGGACATCCGAAAGTGCGCGAGCAACTGGATCTGGTGAAGCAGCAGGCAAAGGAGGCTTGACGTGGAACGAGGTTCAGCGCATTAAGAAAGACAACCCTGAGCTGTACAAGAGTCGGAAGTTCCAAGTGAGCATCCACCGAGCGGCAGCCGAAAACCCTAACTTCTGGAATTAAGGAGAATAACAAATGGCATTAACTACTGCATGGGACTCTGGTAATACTATCGTACGTTCCGAAATCTGGTCGAAGCTTATCCAGGATGAGCTTCAGGAAGAGTTGCTTGCGCAATCGCTTGTCAACTTTATCACTGACTTCCCTGATGGGGAGAAGGTAACTATCCCGACCCTCGGCTCGCTGAGCACTCGGGACTATGTTGAGAACACTCCGATCACTACTGACGATCCGACGGTTGGCGAGTTCAACCTGCAGATTGACAAGTATGTACAGTCCGGTATTAACATCGTGGACAAGCTGAAGCATGACACCTTCTATATGGAGATGCTTACTTCAAAGTTCCCCGAGCAGGTTAAACGTGCTGTCATGGAGCGTCTTGAGTACGACATCTTCCAGCTTCATAAAGAACAGACCACCAACGATGCTAACACCATCAATGGTCAGGCTCATCGTTTCGTAGCTACTGGTACCTCTCCGTACACTGCTGCTATTACCCTGAAGGACATCGCCCAGGCGAAGCTCTCTCTGGATAAAGCGTTTGTATCGAAGAATGGCCGTGCTGCTATCGTTGATCCGACCGTATCTTATCAGTTGGTACAGATCGATAACGTCATCCGTCAGGATGTCTATGGTCCTCAGTCTAATCTGAAAGAAGGTTTCGGTGGAACTAACTTCATCGGGCGTTATCTGGGCTTTGACTTCTACGAGTCCAACATGCTTGACGAAGCTACCGCTCTTGACCACTCTGCGGGTGGTGCTCAGATTGGTAACATCTTCATGGGCGAAGATACCTTCATTGGCGCTATGCGTCTGTCTCCTGAGATTGAGCAGTCTCGTGACTGGGAGAAGAAGCGCGACATCTACCACATGACTTCCCGCTACGGCCTCGGTCTGTATCGTCCTGAGTCTTTGGTTACTGTCCTCACCGCCGTTTCCTAATCTATAACTAAAGGAGAGAGATACATATGTCTACTACTATTCATGGTGTTGTTCGTTACGCGGACGTGTCGGTGGACACTTCCTTCAACGGTCTTGATGACCAGCATGAACGTCTTCAAACCGTTCCTCTGAGTCTTGGTAATGCGTCTACTTCGGCTACTGCCTATGTGCAGGCTCCGATGGGCGGCAAACTCAAGGGCATGTACCTTGTCGATGCGACTGGTGCTGCGACTACTGACGTTACCGTCACTAATAACTCTAATACTGACGCGGCTATGATTGCTGTCACCAACATTACCACTGTTGCTGATACTAATTATGACCTGTCCGCCAATATTACGGCTGCCAACGCTGCTGTAAGTAAAGGCGACCTTATTACTGTGTTGGTTGCTCAGGCTGGTGGTCTTTGTGCTGCTACCTTGGTCTTCGAAGGCGACGATAACTAATAACTCTAGGGGGTGGGGCAACTCACCCCCTTATTAGAAATGGAGGCATACGATGCCTGAGCATAATACACTGACAGGCAGTAGCCTGCATGAACCTAAAGGCGTTGCAACTGCTGCGGCGGGTGACGTCTACATTGCAGACGGTCTTGGGAGCGGTGCGTGGACAGCTCCTGGAGGAGCGACTTACTGTACAACTTATTTTACGGACAGTGTTGGGGTAACTACGCTTCCTGCAGGAGCACCGGGCCTTTATACCAATCTTGTTGGAACTCAGCTATTCGGTCATAATGATGGTGGTTTTCTTCTGACTGCTGCCTCCGACGGCGTCATCGTACCTGTGTCTGGAGACTACACAGTATCCTGCTGGATGTCAGTTAGGACTAACGGAACTGATAAATACGACATGAGGACTGACTTTGGTACGCAGGTAGCTGCTGTTGGAGCAATCACAGCAACAGGAGAAGGTGGTATACAGAGATACGTAGATAAGCTAAAGACAGGTGCGATGGGAACTGCAGCGGTCGTAACGCTGTCTGCAGGAGATGCTATATACCCACAGGTAAGGCTTGATTTATCTGACACAGGAGCAGCCGCTCCTGGGCTGTACGTAAACCAGTACAACATGCAGGTAATCCTGCTTCACGCGGCCTAATCATGGCGAAGCTGACATATCTACAGATTGTTCAGAGAGTATTGTCGGCGATTGATGCTGACAATGTAACGTCCTTTAGTGACACAGAAGAAGCAGAGCAGGTAGCTGAGCTGGTACAAACAGTCTATAATGAGCTGAGTGCAGAATTTCCCTGGTTCCATAAGCGTGGAATTATCCAGCTTGAGTTGACGGCGACAGCTAACATCATGCGTGTCCCGGCTGCTGTTGACAACCTAATGTCTGACATCCTGTACTACTCAGACCAAGAAGTCCGTTGGGTTGATCCTAGAGAGATGCAGCACATGCTTGCTAAGCGGGACAAGACGCTCAGCAATGTAGACGCTAATGGGGCAATGACTGATCGTGACCCCAAGTACTGGTCTTCATACAATGACGACGAGGTAATTCTTGATTCGTATGACGGATCGCTTGTCTCTTCCAACACTGCGATCTACGCAGCCTCAGGACCTGCTGCCCTTACTACAGAGACACAGGTTCCAGATCTTCCTGTCATTCTACACTCAACCCTGTTGTACGGAGTTCTTGAAGAAGCTTACCGTACGTTGAAAGGTGATGAGGTTGGGGCACGGAGCTACGGTTCTAAGTACAAGAAGTCTAAGGCACGCGCTAAGCGCTGGGCCTACAAGATGAATAAAGAGAATGATCCTGGAGCTAAGATTAATTACGGACGGCGTAATGGGCTGACCTCCAGTAACGAAACTTCAACACACAGAATTATCGAAGGAACTTAAGATGAGCTTTCCTATGATTCATCAAGCCCCTGGAGGGTTTCGAGTACAGACGAGTGCTGGGGCATATCTTCCAGGCATCTTTATTAATCTCATTATGGCTGAGAAAGCAATCGCACGCTACACTGCCAAGTCTAAGAACGTACAGCGTAGAGGCCAGCGAAAGACCAGCCCCAAATCCAAAGGATAAACTATGGGAGAAAAGCGTCAGGCAGTAACATATTTTACTTTCAAGGGCGGGTTGAATACGAAAGATAGCGACCTGAACGCTTCTCCTGAAACCGCCCGAGAACTACTCAATATTGAAATGACTGAGGCAGGGACGGTGAAGCGCCGTCCTAGCTTCAATTTCTTACCGCCGAACCCGACAAGTACGGTCCCAGACTACGCCCAATATAAAGTGGCTTACAGCACTACCTTCCCCAGCGAAGGCGGAGTAGTGCAAAAACCAGCACCATCTGGAATTGAGTTTACAGTATCGCCGACAACAAGTGAATCATTCTCCGTAATGGTTATTGTCGTTGGCGGGCTTATATACATATATAACACATCTGACATCGCAGGGCTTAGCGCGATGGGNTCNTATCGNCAGGCNTTTCCACTGAANGGTGCNTGGCTTACAGGAGGGCTGGCCCAAAGCAGAGGAAACGCGGACAAGGTTTGTTTTGCCCAGCAAGGCAATCGGCTATTTATAACAGCTCCTTATTTTCCGCTTGTCTTTCTTTACTATGATGAGACAGCGGATACGTTTAAGATTGAATCAGAACAAATCTATGACAGGAATATAGAAACAGCACTAAATGCAGATGCTCGTGTGACACAGGGAGGGAATGTGTATCGCTGCATTAAGCGGCACTCGTCCCTCATAGCAGCATATACTCCTGGAACAGGCATTGGATGGCGTGATGTGTGGGTCCTTGAGGGTCCTGCCCCGGCAACAGGAGCACCGGCAGCATGGACATCAACCGGACACGGCCATGAAGTTACTATACAAGCGCAGGCAACAACGACTACCACAGGTACCGGGACACAGTCTTCTTTCACAGTATACGAAGACTACGAGTGCCTGCAGACACACACAAGCAGTGCGGGAACAAGTCCGACAATTGCTCCAACGTACTGGAAGCTAATTCGCCGTAGGATAACAAGCACAACCACTACAACGGATGCGTGGGGGTCTCTTAGAGGTCCCATAAATCCGATGTGGTCGAGTGCCTCCGTATCATATGTAGTCTTTGATCCTGCGAGCACGTCGTTCCCTTACAATACAAACGTATTTGAAGTCAACTCTTTAACAGATACCAGTATTGGTGCAGTTCCAACGGGCTTTAACTGGGTAGCTGCTGCAGGAGGGAGGCTCTGGATAGCATCTCCGCGAGGAGACAGAACCTCGGTGTTTTTCAGCCAGAGCGTAAACGAGCCTCGGTATGCAAAGCTAATGTACCAAGAGGCTGATCCACTAAATGCAGATGACCCAGATGTAGTTGACTCAGACGGCGGCAAGATACGGATTGTAGGCGCGGGTGAAATATACAACGTCTATGACTATAAGGCAGGCGTGCTGATTGGCTGTCTCGACGGCATCTGGACAATTTCAGGTGCTGATGGGTTCTTTAAACCAACCTTGTACAGCATACAGAAGATGAGTTCCGATGGAATGGCTAGCCGTTTTTCAGCAGAGTATGTCGAAGACACGATTATCTATGCGGGACTTTCAGGGATTTACGCAGCTTCCCAAAGTCAGGCGGATCTGACATCAACGTCGAAAGAGTTGTCAATCCAGATTCGAGACTTCTGGTTGTCGCTACCAAAGACACAGAGACAGCGGTGTGAGCTTTCGTATAATACAAAAGAGCGGCAGCTTCGGATTGGGATGAATTTTACTGAAGAGGAGTGGAGTGCTACAGCAAATACCTACAACAACGCTACGCACTACAGAGACTTTTTAATTCTTAACCTGTATACCGGAGCGTGGTATAAGCAGTCCTTACAGGCGGATACGACAGGAAACAGTATAGCAATCGGAGGCATGTTTACAGCCGCCCCAAATACAGCATCAACGGTAGCGGTAACGGACTCAACAGTCACAGTAACAGACTCAGCAGTTGCAGTTACTGATACTCCTTCTGGGTTTGATTCGGCAGAAGAGACTGTGTTTATCTATAATGCTCCTGACGCCGCCGCCGCTGCTGGNTGGTATTTAGGGACTCCTCAGGGAGAGGGGTTCACTGACTTTGCTGACGTTTCAATATTTGCAGAGACTTCTGCGGCTACTATAAGAACTGTGCCTCAACACTTTGGAGATATCGGCCATCAGAAGCAGGCACCATACATCTTCACTGCTTTTGATATTGTTGAGACAGGGTTCGATGGGGTAACGCAACTGTATACAAACCCAGGAGGGTGCACAATGCGCCTATTATGGGACTTTGTAAACGGGAGTACTGCCAGCCCGAAGTATGGCAAGGCTGTAAATGCTTATCGCCCCAACTTTCACAACAAGATATTTCCAGACGGCTCGCTGTACCCTCGTAGCTCTGTAATAAATAAACACAGAATGCGAGGAAGAGGGCGGACAGTCGCAGTACAGTTTGAGTCAGACGGCGATAAAGACTTCCACTTGCTAGGGTGGCAGACAACCCTGTATGTAGACCCGGAGGTATAATGATAGACATCTATAACATTGAAGGTGCAAACTGTACGTGGGTAATCGCACACTCAAAGCAGCTTCCAGACACTGTTGAGATACACCAAACAGCACACTCGTCTGGACCAAAGGCAATTAAGTCTTTTGTCTTGGAACTTGAAGACATCCTGGATGTACTAAGAACGAAGGGAATTAAACAAGTGCTCGCACCTGGCGGGCGCGATGATCCAAAACTATTTAAAAAGTATCTTGCGATTATGGGTGCTGATGAGATTTATGATCTCCAGATTGACACACATCCAGATCCGGTGATGGGAAGGAAGGTGTTATAATGGAGATTACTTCAACAGGACTTGCGATTGCGGCCCTCATTGGGGCTGGGACAAGCGCGACTGCAACCGTCGTTAGCTCTCGGAACGCAAGTAAACAGGCAAAACGCCAAGCCAGGGTGCAAAAGCAACAGGCAGACCTGCAAGCTAGGCTCGAAGTTATCCGTAATAATAGAGCAGCGCGACTAAAGAGAGCTAAGCTGGTGGCTACAGGGGCCGCACAGGGAGGATTCTCATCTGCTGTAGCTGGAGGACTGCAAGGCATCTCTTCCCAACTTGCAGGCCAGGTAGACCTGATTAATTCACAAACTGGCTTGCAGAAGCAGCAGTTTGATATTGCCAAGGACAGCACGGTTGCTAACGCAAATGCTCAGATTGGACAGGCGCTGGGGAATTTCACTGCAGCAGCACTGACTCCACAAGCAGGCACCAAGGACCTAAACTTCTCTGACACACTTGTAGGAAGGGCACTGGGATAATGGCAGGTAGAGAAACTACTTCACGAATTGGGGTTACTGTTGACCCTGCCGCAGTGACTACTGCGCAGCAAGTAGGTGTTGCCGGAACGTCAGTGCGACCTAGTGGCTTAGCAGAGTTTGCGAAACAAGTCACACCTGCGCTGAATAAGCTGGCTCTTGCTGGCACGGCCAAGGGCACGGAAGACCCCTCTCTAATCGGGATGGTCACGAAGCAGGTAGCTGCTCTAGGTCAACAGCTTGAGGATATGAGAGGACAAGGTTCTCTTGACGTACGCAGCTTTAGAGCTGCTAAGAGAGACGCTCTCTTGAGTATCACTAATGCGTTCTCACAGTCAGGACAGGCAGGCAGTACTATTAAAGAAGGTCTAACTATGTATCGCAATATGATCAGTGATACATACCCAGACTCCTACGTGCAGACTGACACCGTCAATGGCATTGTAACAAATACGATTGGGGGAGAGACAGCACTGTCGTCTGTATCTGCTGAGACAGTACAGGCACAGACACTCCTTGGGATTGCAGATACGATCGCCTCAGTTTGCACAACAGATTCAGATGGGCCTTCAAGGTCTTAACGCTGACGGGACACCGTCAAAGAACCCTGACGCTCTGAAGAGTGCGACTCGGGAGATGATGTATCGCCAGGCCAGAAACCTTAATGATTTAGAATCAAAGACACAGCACAACGTGGCACTAGGTGAGGCGTTCAAGTCAGATGAGTTTGAACATCAGCGGTTAGAGCTTGCTGCCAAGGATAATAGAGCGAGTACTGTTGATTCTTTCTGGACTACAGGCCGCATAGTGATGAGTGCTATTAGGCTGACAGAGGGAGCAA